ACCCTAATGGAGAATCCTTCATTTTTATTCATGATGATAAAAGCAGAGGTTTTGAAATAAATAGAAAACACTTATTAAACGACAAACTTTTAGTTATTGAAAATGACGTTTCTGAAAATATTTTTAATTTTATAGGTGTTATAAAAAAAGCTGAAGAAGTTCATTGCATGGAAAGCTCTTTTAAAACATTAGTAGATATTTACTGCGATCAAAATAAATTATTTTTTCACGATTTTAGAGGTCATCCTTTAGGCTCTAAAAGCAATAAAAATTGGAAGACTATTAAATATGAAGAAGAACAACGATAATCCGTGGAGTCCAAGAAAAGTGGCTGAAGCTCATGGCTATTTTTCAAACTTAGACGAGGCATCTTCTCATCATGAACCCTTTGCATCTTTTATCGAAGACAAGGAGGACGCTCGCATCGTTGATATAGGTTGCGGAAATGGTCGTGTGTTAAATAATTTAAATACTTATTCTAAGTATTTAGGCATAGACACATGCAAAGAGTTGATTTCGTTAAGCGAGAAACACTTTAAAGATAATGACAAAGCTTCTTTTTTAACTATGGATATAGAAAAAGATGTTTGGCCAAAAATAATGAGCTATTACAACGTGGCGTATTTTGACAGCACTTTCGAAATGCTCGAAGACCCACTCTCATTATTAAAAAAAATAACAGAAATATTTGAAACTGTTTTTTTTCTCAGGCTCCGAATCTTTGACTTGGGCGAAATAGATGCAGAAAAAGGCAGTAATAAATGGGAGGGTATGGAAGAGGACTCTCCTTGCTGGAAGTTTAGCAAATCTTTTTTTGACAACTTTTCCTCTTCTCATGGCGGGAACTTCAAAATAATTTCTTCTCAATCACATCCCTATATAACGGATCATAAAACTTGCGTTGCGGTATATGAACGATAAAAGTTTTAATAATTACAATTGTGTATGAGTGACTTACATTTTATAAATTACAACTGGACGCCAACAATAGCAGACCATGTAATAGATTTTGATAATTCTTTTTATATTAATGCTGGTATAAGCAGATTACACCAAAAAGAAAATCTTAAACCAGAAGATGTAAAAGATGGAGATATTGTTTTTGTCAAAACAGACTATGTTTATCATGGTCAATTCATAGAGATTTTAAAATTAATAAAAAGTAAATTTACCCTTATCACCGCTGGCTCTTCTTACAACGTGAGTTATGGTCACCCTTCTTATTTGGATATATTAAGCTCTGACAAAATCAAATATTGGTTTTGCACAAATCCTCCTAATATAGATCACCCAAAATTAATAGCGATGCCTATTGGGTTTGAAGAAAAAGAAAGGGCTGGTGGAGATCAACAGATAATAAAAAAACATTGGGATAACAAAATAAGCTGGGAAAATAAAATTAATAAACTTTATCTATCATACCACACAAAAGGAAATAACCCGAATAGAGATAGAAACATAAATTATCTAAGTTCTTTGGATTTTGTTCATGTAGAGGATCAAAAAATGCCTTTCAATGACTACCTTACCGAACTTGGTAAATATAAATACACCGTCTGTCTAGAGGGGTCAGGTTTTGATACACATAGAAATTATGAGTCTTTGCTTGTAGGATCTGTGCCAATTATGATAAACAGTAGCGTCAAACAAGTTTATAGAGATTGGAACTTACCCAGCATTTTTGTAGATGAATGGACAGACATATGTTCTGATTTTAACCTTAATAAATACGATGAGTTATCAAATAAATTGTCTAAAAACGTCTCAAATTTTTTAAAAATCTCATCGCATAAAAGTAAAATACTAAGCCTTTCTTCAGAACACAAATAAATATAATTAAAACTAATTAAAATAATGAAAATTCCAAAATTTTGGCCAGATAAAGGTCACTTTAATTTAGATCAATACTATTATGTAAAATCATTAGTAGAGAATAAAAATATTAAATACGCTCTTGAAACTGGTTTTCATACGGGTAGGTCGGCTTTATCTATTTTAAATAATTGTTTAAAATTAAAAAAAATGGTAAGCATAGATATAAATTTCGTGAAAGACAGGAAAGAATTACTGGAGGAGAAATTCGAAAATTTCTTGGGAATAGAGGCTGACTCTAAAAATGCTCTAACAGACGATTTCTTTGATTCGCATTATTCCGAAGGCATAGATTATTGTTTGGTAGATGGAGACCACTCTTATGAGGGTTGTTTCAGTGATTTAAATTTAATTTTTCCAAGAGTTAAAAAAGGAGGTTTAATTTTAATTGATGATTATGAATCAGGACCGCCAGAGGGCTGTAGTATACCAGAAGTAACAAAAGCTTGTGATGATTTTTATGCTGTGCAAAAAGAAAAATTGTCTAGAGAGAAATGGAATAAAGATGGCAAAGGATTTTGTGTATTCACAATTAAGTAATGTAATAAATGAAAGTTGACGTAGCCATAGGAGAAGTTTTTGATAGAATTACAATTCTTGATTTAAAAATAAAAAATATTCAAGACGAATATAGATTATCTTATATTAAAGCTGAAAGAGATATGCTTCTTAAAGCTCTTGCAGAAGAAAATATTGCAATAGAAGCTCATTTGTATCACCCTCTTTACTTAATTAATTCTAAAATTTGGGAAACCGAAGCTGGTTTTAGAGATAAAGAGTCTAAAAAAGAATTTGATAGTAAATTTGTTGAATTTGCTAGGTTGAATGCTCGCTATAATGACGAGAGATTTATAATCAAAAACAAAATAAACGAACACTATAATTCTGAAATTAGAGAACAAAAGTCTTATGATTTTTTGTATGAAGCCAATAAATCAAATTGAGCCTTGGATAGATCGAAAAGAGCTGAAAGAGTTAAAGAGAGTAGTAAAGTCCACTTTTGTTTCTGAGCATCACATAAACAAAGAATTTGAAGAGTTAATAAAAGATATAACTAAGTCTCCTCATGCTGTGTCAATGACAAATGGCACAGCTGCTTTGTATTGCGCTCTAAAAGCACTTGGAATAGGTAAGGGTGACGAAGTAATCGTTCCTAACTTAACATTCATAGCGTCCTCTAACGCTGTAATTTTTGCAGGGGCAAAACCAGTGTTATGTGATGTCGATAAAAAGTCTTTATGTATGTCTGCTTTAGAGGCATCCAAAGTGTTGACTCCCAAAACAAAAGCTATAATGCCCGTTCATTTATACGGCAGGAGTTGTGATATGGATGAGATATGTGCTTTTGCAAAAGATAATAATTTAAAGATTATTGAAGACGCAGCACAAGGCACAGGAGTTTTTTATAAAAATAAACACGTAGGGACATTTGGGGATTTAGGGGTTCTGTCTTTCTACGCAAACAAAACAATTACCTGTGGTGAGGGTGGAATAATACTAGGTAAAGATAAAAACCTCATTGATGATTGCTATAAGATGAAAAATCACGGTAGGCTAAGTAAAGGGGTTTTTGTTCATACAGATATAGGTTTTAATTTTTCTTTTACAGAAATGCAAGCTGCCGTGGGTGTTTCCCAATTAAAAAAGCTTAAAAAAGTAATTACTAAAAAAGATAAAATACATAAATTTTATCATGACAACATAAAAAACAATTTGCTTGAAAGTATACCTGTTGATAATACTATCCAGCCAGTTCATTGGTTTTCGTCTTTTTTGACAGATCATAAATCTAAACTAAAAGAATATCTTAGTTTAAATAAAATACAAAGCAGAGAGTTTTTCTACCCACTTAATAAGCAGCCTTGCTACATTGAATCTGACCTTGTAAACACTGATGTTAGCTTTGAGATAAGTGAAAAGATATTTAAACGTGGAATATCTTTACCTTCAGCTCATAATATAACCAAAAGACAACTTAGATATATTTGTAAAATCATAAATGATTTTAAGGTATGATAAAACTTGTAAATAACACAATTTCAGATTCCGAAATAGACTCTCTTTGTGATTGGTTAAAGACTAGACCAAAGTTAACTAAAGGAGAGCTGACGGAAACCTATGAGAAATTGTGGTCTGAAAAAATCGGATGTAAATACTCTGTTTTTGTAAACTCTGGCTCTTCTGCTTTATTGATAGCAGTATATTCTCTGATTGCTAAAGGATTATTAAAAAAGGGCGACCCTGTAATAGTTCCAGCTTTGTCATGGGCCACAGACCTATCACCAGTAATACAACTAGGACTGAAGCCTTTACTTTGTGATTGCAATCTAGATGACTTATCTCTTGACATTGAGCATCTAGAGAGGTTGGTAAAATTATATCCCAAAAAACCTAAAGCGCTTATACTTGTTTCTGTATTAGGCTTAGTTCCTGAAATGGATAAGATTACCAATTTCTGTGAGCAAAATGATATTATACTGATAGAGGATGCTTGTGAATCTTTAGGGTCTAGATACAAAGGCAGAATGCTTGGCAATTTCGGATTGCTGTCTTGTTTTTCTACTTACTATGGACATCATATTTCTACTATCGAGGGAGGGATGGTATGCACGAATGATAGAGAAATATTTAATCTTTTAAAATCGCTCAGAAGTCATGGTTGGGACAGGGATATGGATGATGATTACTCACAGAGTCTTAGGGAAGAGTTTTCGGTAAAGGATAGTTTTGAATCTTTATATAAATTTTATTATTTAGGATTTAACTTAAGATCTACAGACCTACAAGCCTATTTAGGTATTAATCAACTACAAAGACTAGACGAGATAATTGAGACTAGAAACTACAATTACAAAACTTACTGTAATGTTTTTGAAAATGATTTTTGGAATCCGCCCAGAGACAGTAACGAAAAATTTGTATCTAATTTTTGTTTCCCAGTAATCAACAAAAACAGATCAAAAATAGTAGATAGATTAAAAAGTTGTGATGTAGAGGTTAGGCCATTAGTCGCGGGTTCTATAGGGAAACAACCTTTTTGGATAAAAGAATATGGACCTTTAAATTTAGAAAACGCTGATTTAATTCATGAGCATGGTTTTTATTTACCTAACAATCATGATATTACATCTAATGAAATTGAATTTATAAAACAGTGTGCTAAAGATCTTTGGTAAAGTATGAAGAAAATATTTATAACAGGAGCTAATGGTTTTTTAGGGCGACATCTAGTAAAAAAACTAGGCTCTAAGTATGATCTAATTACTCCGACAAGATCAGAGGTAAATATAGAAAAATTAAATGATTTACAAGGCGCGATTGCTTTTGATGAACCTGATGCGGTGATTCATTTAGCTGCAATTTGCGGAGGTATTGGTGCCAATAAAAAATCTCCAGCTGATTTCTTTATGAGAAACTCTCTGATGAGTTTAAATATTTTGTCAACATGTAATTTCTTTAAAGTCAAGAAGCTAATTACTTTGGGAAGCGTTTGCTCTTATCCGAAATTTACTCCAGTTCCTTTTAAAGAGGACGATATATGGAATGGTTATCCAGAAGAAACTAATGCACCATACGGCATTGCTAAAAAAAATTTACTAGTTGGATGTCAAGCATACAATAATCAGTATGGCGATAATTTTATTCATTTGATACCTGTTAATATGTATGGAGAGTATGATAACTTTAATCCTGATTCCTCTCATGTGATACCTGCTCTCTTTGAAAAATTCAAAAAGGCAAAAGAAAATAAAGATCCCTTTGTTGAGGTTTGGGGTGATGGTTCAGCTTCTAGAGAATTTTTATATGCGGGAGATTGTGCCAATGCTATCGCTCTAGCTTTAGAAAACTACAATGAACCCGATCCAATTAATATCGGAACTGGAACAGAAATTACAATTAAGGATTTAGTTCTTAAAATCAGCAAGTTATTTGATTACAAGGGGGGCATAAGATACGATGCTAGCAAACCAAATGGTCAACCACGTAGATGTTTAGACACAACCAAAGCAAAAGAAAAGTTTGGATTTGAGGCTGAGATCTCTCTTGATGAAGGTTTGGAAAAAACATATAACTGGTATATTAAATAACATGAAAAAAGCTCTAGTGACAGGGGGAGCAGGATTCATTGGGTCTAATTTGGTAGATAAATTAGTTTCTAATGGAGTTAAGGTTACTGTCATTGACAACGAATCCAGTGATGCTCATAACCATTTTTATTGGAATAAAAAATGTAAAAATTATATTTTAGATATATGTGATTATAAAAGCATTCGCTCATTATTTTACCAAGTTGATGTGGTTTTTCATATCGCAGCAGAAGCAAGAATACAGCCTACTTTGAAAAATCCGATCTTAGCAGCTAAAACGAACTTTTTAGGAACATGTATAGTTTTGCAATGTGCAAAAGAGGCTGGCGTTAAAAGAGTCGTTTACAGTTCAACCTCTTCTGCATACGGCTTAAAAAATAAAATTCCCAACGTGGAGACCATGAATAAAGATTGTCTAAATCCTTATTCCGTCACCAAAGTGGGAGGAGAGGAACTTTGCAAAATGTATACAGACTTATTTGGACTTGAAACTGTGGTCTTTAGATATTTTAATGTATATGGAGAAAGACAACCAATAAAAGGTCAATATGCTCCAGTGATAGGTATATTTCTTCGGCAAAAATCAAACGGAGAACCAATGACGATTGTAGGAGACGGGGAACAAAGAAGGGACTTTACACATGTCAAAGATGTTGTATTGGCAAATATTTTAGCGGCAGATTTAGCAAATAAAAAAATTGTTGGAGAACTATTCAATATAGGAACTGGGAAAAATTATTCTATATTAGAAATTAAAGATTTTATTGAAGGCAAATTTGTTCACATTCCAGAAAGAGAAGGTGAAGCTAAAATTACATTAGCAGACAATAAAAAAGCTCAAATATATCTTGGATGGGCACCCACTATAGAATTAAAAGATTGGATTAAAAATAAATGAAAAAAATTATTGTTACAGGAGTTACAGGTCAAGATGGTAGTCTAATGGTTGATTATCTTCTGAAAAATACTGAACACACAATTATTGGAGGAGTAAGAAGATTAAGTGTCAAAAACTATAAAAATATACAACATTTAAAAGACAACCCGAGGTTTTTTCTCATTGATTTAGATGTATCTGATCCACAAAATACAGAAAAAGTTATATTAGAACATAAGCCAGACTATTTTATCAATTTTGCAGCAAATTCTTTTGTTGGTAGCAGTTGGGATATGCCTTTTAATCATATGCAAACTAATTGTATGGCCGTTTTACATCAATTAGAGGCTATTCGTCGTCATGCTCCACATTGCCGATATTACAATGCAGGAAGCTCTGAAGAGTTTGGGGACGTTATTACGTCTCCACAGTCTGAGGAACACCCATTGCGCCCTAGAAGTCCGTATGGAGCCTCTAAGTGTGCTGCTAGGCATTTAGTTAAGGTATACAGAGATTCTTATGATATTTATGCGGTTCAAGGTTGGTTATTCAACCATGAGGGAGTGCGAAGAGGCGAAGAATTTGTGACAAGGAAAATAACAAAAAATGTCGCGAGAATTCTCAAAGAGTTCGAAACTGGACAAGTTGTTAAACCATTACAGTTAGGAAACGTGGATTCACGTAGAGATTGGAGTGATGCGGAAGATTTCATTAAAGGTGTTTGGTTGATGCTAAATCAAGAAAGAGGTAAAGAAAAAGATTATGTTTTATCTTCTAATGAAACTCATACAATTAGAGAGTTTGTAACAGAGGCATTTAATTTTGTTGGTTTTCACAGATCTGTGTCTGAGTGGAGAGGAGAGGGTTCTAATGAAAAATATTTTCACGGTAAAGATTGCTTCGTAGAAGTAAATAAAAATTTTTATCGCCCTGCGGAAGTTGAGTTACTATTGGGAGATTCTACTAAAGCTCGCGAGGAGTTGGGGTGGGAGCCTAAAACGAACTTCATTCAATTAGTCAAAAAAATGGTTGACTATGATGTTGCATCTGATAGCATCTTTCCATAGTGTCAAAAGCTAAGGGGCCTAATAAAAGAGATATTATCTTTCGTCTGGTAGATGTTCCAGATAAAGGCAGAAGACCATTTTTTGCTAGAGAAATGAAAATGCTCAATGATCTTTGTGATCGTTATTCACAAGATTTTATGGCAATCGTATCTTTTGAAAAAAAGTTTGATTCTTTAGCTTATCTAGTAAGCGATAAGCTCAAAGATACTATGGACACAAAATTCAGAGCGTTCAACTTTAAGGTAGACTTGTCTAAATACGAACGCTATAATTTGGGCCATAAATCAGGGCAAGATAGAGACATTGCTCGGACAACTAAAACAATAAAAGATTTTTTAAATGAGTGATCAAACACGTAAACCTGAAGAGATTCTTGGCTCTTACTTAAAAGAAAGTAAGAAGGATCATTATAATTTTGAAGATACTGTAGATTACAAAGTCAGTAGTGGCTCTTTGCAGTTTGATGCTTGCATGGGAGGAGGTTTTTCTCCTGGATTACATCGGTTCACAGGGATCAATGAAGGAGGTAAAACTTCTGAGGCTCTTGAAGTTATGAAAAACTTTTTAGCTACGATACCTAAGTCCCGAGGTTTTTATATTAAGGCAGAGGGTAGGTTGGCACCAGAAATGAGAGAAAGATCTGGTGTTGAATTTGCTTTTGACGAAAAAGAGTGGGTTGATGGAACGTGTTTTGTTTTTGAAACAAATATTTATGAAGCGGCTATGGGTCTGGTAAAAGAGTTCATTACCAGTAATGAAGAAGGATATAAGTATTGTTTTATTATAGACTCTGTAGATGGTTTGATTACAAGAAACGACTCTATAAAAAGTTTTGAAGATGCGACAAAAGTTGCAGGTGGTGCAGTTGTTGCCTCTGATTTTTGTAAGAAAACTAGCATAGCACTTGGAAAGCGTGGTCACATGGCTATTTTTATTAGCCAAGTTCGTGCCGATATAAAAATAGACCCATACTCAAAAGCCCCTGTGAGGCAAACTACTGCTACAGGAGGAAATGCTTTGCTTCATTTCGCTAATAGCATTATTGAGTTTGAGCCTAGATTTAGAGGAGACTTGATTACACAAGATCCATCTAAAAAACAAATAGATGAAAAGAAGAACCCAATAGTTGGTCATAATGCAAAGGTGACTATTAAAAAATCACCTAATGAAAAAACCAACAGCACTATTTCTTATCCAATCCGTTATGGAAGAACAGGTGGTAATTCTATTTGGAAAGAAAAAGAAATAGTTAGCATGTTATATGGCTGGGACTTTGTAAAACAAAAGGGTGCTTGGCTCTATAGGACAGAAGACTTCGAAGAACTTCTATCAGATAATGATTTAGATTTCCCAGATAAAATACATGGTGAGGCTAAATTATTTGCCCATATCGAATCTGACAGCAAACTTTCAAACTTCTTGTTTGAATACTTTAAAAATCAGATTTCGGGATGAAGTTTTATGATGCATATGGTAAGTATCGAACTCTTGCCAACGCAAAAAAATATTTAATAAACTGGGATACACCTAGTCGTAGCAAATTTCAAACCTCCGTCAAAAAATTTTTAAGAACTTATTGGGAGCATGACATTGTTTTTGAAGAATTTAGAGTGGTAGGAACAAGATTGACTTTAGATTTTTACAACGCTAACAAAAAAGTAGCAGTGGAGGTTCAAGGTGCTCAACATACTAAGTTTGTGAAACACTTCCATAAAAATAGATTTAAATACGCTGATCAACTAAAAAGAGATCAGAAAAAACTTGAGTTCTGTCTGGCAAACGATATAAAGCTGGCAGAAGTCTATCCTCAAGATGAGATAAAAGCCTCACTTTTTAAAAATCAAGATATCCACTTATGAACTTAGACGAAGAAGATGAATTTTGCATACCATCGGAATTAGTAGAGAAAATATATGATCTATCAGGTGGTGTTGATAAATATAAAGGTGTTATTATGGCTGTATCCTCTGAAAACGGTAAACCTTTAATATATTGTAAGTTTGATTGTGGCATGACAGAATTTGCCTTAATGAAGGCACTTGAAAATCATTTATCTTCACCTCCACCAGAAATGACACAGGATGATCTATAATTTTGAATTAGAGAAACAATTATTAGCGGCCCTTATTAAAGAGCCTGACTCCTTATCAGAGATTTCTAATTTTATAGGTAACTCTGATTTTTATTCTGAGCAAAGCGCACTTCATTCGACAATCTTCAGGATTATCAAACAAGCTATAGACTCTGGTGATGAGGTTGATGAAGTTATTATCGCTCAGAGAGTAAATGAGGTTGGTCTTTCGTTTGAGGATAATCTCAACCCTGCTGACTATATTAAGTCATTAGCACTAAGAAAAGTTCCTAAAGGTAATGCTATTAAAACAGCTAAGGAACTAAAAAAATATTCTATTAGGAGAGAGATATTAGAGTCTTCACAGAATATAGCCAAAAAGATGAAGGCTATGCCCCCAGAAGCATCTTACAGGTCTATAATTGAGGCTGCCGACAATGTTTACAACTCTAGGATAAATCTTTACGAGTTAGGTAACGATGTGCCTGAGAATATCTATGAAGATATGGAGGCGATAGTCGAAGATAGAGGCAATAATCCACTAACTGAATTTGGAATGATGGGGCCTCATCCAAAAGTCAATCAGATATACGGCTCCCTCCTAAGACCTGGAAACATAACAGTTGTAGTGGCGAGATCTGGAGTGGGTAAAACGCAATTTTGTATGGATTATTCTACTAAAGTGAGCTTGCAATATGATGTGCCCGTTCTTCATTTTGATAATGGCGAGATGAGCAAGGAGGAGCTTGTGATGCGTCAGTGTGCGGCTTTATCTGGGGTAGCCATGCATCTTTTAGAAAGCGGTAAGTGGCGACAAGCAGGGGAAGAGGTTGTGGGTAAGGTTAGATCTGTTTGGCCAAAGATTAAAAATCTTAAGTTCTTTTATTATAACGTGGGCGGTATGGATGTGGACACAATGGTCAACACACTTAAAAGATTTTATTATTCTAAGGTGGGTCGTGGTAATCCTATGGTATTTTCTTTTGATTATATTAAGACAACCTCTGAAAACGTAGCTAACAAGTCTGAGTGGCAAGTGGTAGGCGAGATGGTTGATAAGTTTAAAAAGTGTGTGCAGAAAGAAATCTTACATGATGGCAATCCAGTCATACCCATGATTACCTCTGTTCAATCAAATAGATACGGCATTACGAACAACAGGAACTCACAAAACATTGTTGATGATGAGTCAATTGTTTCTTTATCAGATAGGATTACTCAGTTCTGTTCTCATATGTTTATTCTTAGAAATAAGACCGCTGATGAGATTGAGACTGAGGGTGGTAGATTTGGCACACACAAACTAATCAATGTAAAAGCAAGACACTTAGGTAGTGATATTGCGGGAGCCATAGAGCCAGTTAGGATAGGAGACTCTTTAAGGAAGAATTCTATAAACCTAGAATTTATGAATTTTAATATTACTGAGCGTGGAGATCTGAGAGATATTGCTAGAGTTCAAGATGGAGACGAAGAGTTAGATAGTGATGGATTCCAAGAAACAATCCCAGACTTCGATCAGTTCTGAAGATTTCCAAGGAATACTAGAGTCTATTGGATACTCTCTAATTGACTGTGGGGATCACTGGAGAACTCAGGCTATTTATCGTGACGGAAACAATAAAACTGCTGTAAAGATATATAAGAATACAGGAGTTTGGATGGATTTTGTGCAAAACAAAGGCTGTATGCCTTTTGAAGCATTAATACGTCTTACTCTAAAAGATGATAGAGAAGTCGCTAAAATTATTGGCAATAGCGCTGTAGTCACAGAAACTACCTATGAACCTAAACAAAAGATAGAGATGGAAAAGATATACCCAGATTCTACGCTTGATAGGCTTTTCCCAAACTATAATTTTTATAAACAAAGGAACATCTCTGACCATACCCAAGAGTTATTTCAAGCTGGTCTTGCTGGTGTCGGCAAGATGTATAGGAGGATGGTTTTCCCCGTATACAATGAGCACCAACAAATTGTTGGTTTCTCTGGCAGGAAAGTAGATGATGATAACGATTATCCAAAATGGAAACACATAGGCAAAAGAAACAATTGGGTATACCCAGCCTTCAACGAAAAAACATTTGTAGATCAAGAGATAACAAAAAAACAAGAAGTTGTCTTAGTAGAAAGCATTGGAGATGCAATGGCGCTTTATGATCAAGGTATTAAGAACGTGCTGGTTATCTTTGGTTTATCTGTTAACAATAACATCGTTAACTATCTTAATAGTAAGTCTATACGTCATATTTATATTTCGACTAATAATGACAAAGCTAGTGAACAGAACCGAGGATTCATAGCTGCATTAAAAAGTTTTTTAAAGTTGTCAAAGTATTTTGATTTAGATATGCTAACTGTAAAATTCCCACCTAAAGGCTATAATGATTTTGGTGATGCACATTTAGATAATTATAATCTAAATTCTTGGCTTGATAAAGACATAGACAAGGACGCTCAGATAAAATATATTTTAGAGTTTGTCAAAAACAACCCTTCTAGCTTCACTAAAAAAGATATAAAAACAGCCCTATTTATTAGTGATGCCTGAACCGAACACACCTTTATCTGCAAGCAGAATAAAGACGGCTCAATCGTGTTCGTGGTTATACTGGTGCAAATACAAACTTAAGCTACCAGACAAGAGTAATGAAGGAGCCAAGCGCGGCTCCATTTGTCATTTAGTGTTTGAGGTGTTGGGAGTTAAAGGCCGTAAAAAATATTTTAACAAGATACTTAAAACACAAGATGTATTTTGTATACCATCTATAAAAAGGTTGATAATGTCTCATGCTGTTAGGGAGGGTGTGGATGATGAGGAGAATGTAGAGATGATGAAAGATATGATCTTTAATGGTCTTTCATATGATTTTTTTGGAGCAGACATGGGCAAACCTACAGAGGAATACTCTGAAAAAGATTTTCATATTATCAAAAGCGATGGCGATATAAAATATAAAATTAGAGGTTTTATAGATAAACTATTCTTATACAAAAAGAAAAAGTTTGCTATAATAAGAGACTTTAAAACAAGCAAAGAAGTTTTTAAAGGCAAAGATCGCACTGATAATTTACAAGACTTAATGTATAGTTTAGCTGTAAAAAATTTATTTCCAGAATACTCAAAAAGAGTCAGTGAATTCTTATTTCTAAAATTTGATCTAGACCCTGATGCTAACAAATCAGGTGTGATGCGTATGGAGCCATTGGATGATGATGAACTTATTGGCTTTGAAATGCAGCTTTCCGAAATACAAAAATATTTAGATAATTTTACAGAGAAAGACGCTAGAAAAAACTATGCAGCTCATCAGGGGTTTCCAACCGACAATTCTTTTAGCGGTAAATTATTATGTGGATTTGCTACCCAAAAAGGAGAACTCAAAAAAGATGGTAATCCTAAGTGGCACTGTTCAATGAAGTTTGATTTCTTTTACTATGAAATACACAATCAGGAGGGTAATTTTATTAAATCTTATTTCGAGGAAGACTTCTCGGAAGATTTAGTGCCAGAGGGTTGCACATACGAAATGCGATACTACAAAGGTTGTCCCGCACATTGTTCTTGACTTGGTGCTTAGTGACTGTAAAATGTAGAGGATGACTCCAGTATTTAAGTCAACCTTCTCTATAGGTAAAAGTATTTTGACCTTAGATAAGGAATCAAAAGAGGGTGGAGCTGATAGTATCATTGAGATTTGTAAAGAGAACTCAATCGGCTCACTTGTTTTAGTTGAGGACTCTATGACGGGTTTTGTCACGGCTCATAATCGCTGCCAAGAAGAGGGTATCGCTCTTGTTTTTGGTCTTAGAGTTACTTGTTGCAATGACATCAATGAAGATGACAACTCAGATCATAAAATAGTGATATTCGCTAAAAATGATGAGGGTTGTCGCTTACTTTACAAAATTTATTCTTACGCTCATACGGGAAATGGCAAGGTAGACTTCGCATTCTTAAATAGCATATGGACTGACGATGTTGAGCTTGTGATACCTTTCTACGATTCTTTTATTTTTAATAATAATCTTTATCTTAAGAAATGTATTCCTGACTTTACCAATATATCCCCCACATTTTGGGTCGAAAGAAATAATTTACCTTTTGATACTTTATTAGAAAGCAAAGTAATAAAATTTTCTAAAAGTTTACAAAGACCAGTTAGGCTTGTTAAAAGTATTTTTTACAAAAACAAAGAAGATGCAGAAGCATTGCAAACATATAAGATTCTTTGCAACAGAAACTTTGGGAAAGCTGCTACATTAAGTAGTCCAAGGTTAAATCATTTCGGTAGCAAAGAGTTTTGTTTTGAATCATATCTAGAGAGTAAAAATGAACGAGGCGCTTCTTAGGTTTAACAAAAAACAAAAGTATCTAGTATTTGATACTGAGACTGAAGGTCTTAATCTAGTTAGCTCAAAGCCTTGGCAGATAGCTTGGCTTGTAGCGGAGGGCGATAGGATTATATCTAAGCATGATCTTTATATAGATTGGCCTGATCTAAATGTCTCTCCAGATGCAGCTAGAGTCACAGGCTTTAGTCAAGCCAGCTATAGAAAAAAATGTAAGCCGCCAGAAGAAGTTTGGGATCTTTTTGCTAAAGACTTTTATGATCCAAATACTCTGTTAGTAGGTCAAAATGTTTTAGGTTTTGATGTTTATATGCTTAATGTTTGGAGACACCTTATGCGTCAAGAGGTTGATTATGATTACATAGAAAGAATTATAGATACTAGGGCTTTAGCTACTGCTATAGCCAAACAAATACCTGTAGATAATGAAGACTTTATTAGTTGGCAATATAGATTAGTGAACTACAAAGAGAGGGGCTTGAAAACATCTCAAGGTTTCTTGCTAAAAAAGTATAACATTCCTCATGATCCTAAGAGACTGCATGATGCATTGTATGACATAGAGATGAATTTTAAGATTTTTCGCAAACAACTTTTTGAATTAGATATATGAGTGCAACTAAATACACAGGATACAAAACTCCCTTTCCAGTTGGTGTAAAGCTGCCAGAGATTGAAATAGAAAAAAAATATTACGATCAGGTATCTTGTGATGACCTGGGAAATACATTTCAATTCCTTAGAAAGCTATGCTTTAGCAAGGTCAAAGAAAAAGGTATAGACAAACTAGATAACGCCACAGTTTATTACGAAAGATTAAAAGAAGAGCTAACGATTTTTGATGAGTTAGGCTTTGTAGATTACATACTTTTGAATTGGGATATTCTTAATTATTGTAAAGAGAATGATATTCCCACAGGCGCAGGTAGGGGTAGTGCGGCAGGATCTTTAGTCCTTTATGTTATTGGCGTTACTAACATTGACCCGATTAAATACGATCTTTTCTTTGAGAGATTTGTTTCTAAGAGCAGAGCGAGAAAGATAGAGCATGAAGGTGAGGTTTACCTCGATGGTAGCCTACTAGCTGATGTTGATAACGATATCTCTTATGATCGTCGGTTAGAAGTTATTAAATACATTGAGAAAAAATTTGAGGGCAGGACATCTAAGATTTTAACCTTAAACACATTAAGTAGTAAGCTCTGCATGAAAGAGTGCGGCAAAATAGTGGAGGAGTTAAATGAACAGGAAGTCAATCAAATCAGCGATACTATACCAAAACACTTTGGTATTGTTGCTAAGTTAGATGACGCTTATGAAGAGAGTGAAAGTTTTCGATCTTATGCAGATAAACATTCTAAAGCTTTCAAGATAGCTAAAAAATTACAAGGCTTAAACAAGAATACTGGGGTCCACCCATCTGGCATTTGTATTTCATACTATGACTTAGAAAATATCATGCCGCTACAAACAACAAACGATGGAGCGCTTGTTTCAGGTTACGATATGAATGATGTCGCCAGCCTTAGTGTTAAGTTTGATATTCTAGGTTTGCGGACATTATCAGTCGTTCATGACGTTTGTAAGCAGCTCGACATTAAAGCAGAAGACATAGACCCCAATGACGATTCCATATACGCCGCTCTCGCTTGCTTAAGATCCCCTCAAGGTCTGTTTCAGATAGAGGCAGAGACCAATTTCAAAGTCTGTCAACAGATTGCGCCTCAAAACTTAGAGCAGTTATCAGCAGTTGTAGCTATAGCAAGACCTGGAGCTTTAGACTTCAAAGATAGTTATGCTGATTATGTCAGAACTGGAGAGTTTCAGTCCGTGCATGAGTTCTTTGATGACATCCTTAGTTATACGGGTGGTATTCCTCTTTACCAAGAACAGCTTATGAAAATGGCCGTAAAGGTTGGCTTTAGTCTAGATGAGTCAGAGCAGTTGCGCCGTATAGTAGGTAAGAAAAAGGTCGATCAGATGCCAGCTTGGAAAGCTAAGATCGAGCAGAAAATAGAAGAAAATGAATTAGATCCAGCTATCGGAGATGTTCTTTGGAGGGTCGCAGAGGATTCTGCCAACTATTCTTTTAACAAGTCTCACTCAATCAGTTATGCCTACCTTGCTGCTTGCACTGTTTACTTAAAGTTTAATTATCCTCAAGAATTCTTTTTAAGTCTTTTAAAATACACTAAATATGAACCCAACTCTCATGAGGAGATAGCTAAAATTACTCAGGAGCTTGGCAACTTCGATATAAAGCTTTTACCACCAGATTTAAACAAGTCTGATATTGATTTCAAGATAGAGGGAAAGAACATAAGATACGGCTTGAACTCAATCAAAGGTGTCTCTACTAAGGTTTTAGAATCTCTTCTAGAGTTCAGGGAGGAAAGTTTTGATAACAAGTATGAAGTATTTATTTCTGCGAAACAAGCGGGTTTGAATATAGGAACTTTGTCCGCACTAATACAAGCTGGTTTACTTGATTCATTTGTTTCTAGCAATAGATGTAGGCTAGTCTTAGAAGCTCAGACATTTAATATTCTTACAGACAGGGAGAAAAGAAATTTAATATCTCTAGGAGAAGAATATAATTATGATATAATCACAGCCATACACGATACTCGTAAAAAAGATATGGTGGGCGATGACAATCGGAAAATGTTTGCTGACCGAAGGTTTGAGACTTTCCGTAAGAAATTCTCACCATACAAAGAGATATTTGAGATGAATCGACAACATCTTAAATATGCTAATTGGTTTTTCGAAGAGAAGTTGCTTGGTTATAGTTATTCACATAATATTAGGCAGGTGTTTAGTTACGAGGATGAGTTCCACTCATCAGAGGTCATTAGAGATTTACCAGAAAGATCTAACATAAAATTTGTAGGTGTTCTAACTGATATAATGAGGAGAACTAGCAGAAATGGCAATAAATATGCTAGATTAGCTATTCAAGATGAGGTTGGATCAGTAAATGGTCTATTTTTAGATAGTGATCAAGAATCTAGGTTGACTGATTATCTAGATAGTGGTAAAAAATTACCAGTTAAAAACGATATTATCATTATATATGGATCTAAAGGTGACGATGTTGTATTTGTTGACAAAATATTTCCCCTAAAGGATAAAATCTACATGAAGTTATCTGAAGTTAAATAGTGTAAAGAATTATGATGGGTCTAACCGATTTCAACCTAACCCCCAAAGCTAAACAAGGTTTAAAGGATGCTAAAAAATTTGCAGAGGCTAATGGCCACTCCGTTGTAGACGCTCCTCACCTAATATATGGCTGTTTGGCTAATTTGTCTGATAGTTTAAAGATAAAGTTAAAAGGTTATGGAGTTTCTTTAAATACAGAAATGTATGCTAATATATTCAAAGAGTATGCATCTAAAAATTCTGAAAAATTTAAACAAACAAAGGGGCAAGGAGGTTGGCATCAAGATATAAATGAAATCATTCTTTTTGCGAAAGAATTTTCAGATATGTTCGATAGTTTTTTCATTAACGTCGAACATTTACTATACACGGTATTAGATGCTGGTGGTGAATTCGTAGAGTATTTAAGGGGTAAAGGAGTTGAGCCAGCTCATGTCAAAGATGTTATAGAAACGCATATATTAGAAACAAGTATACCGCCCACAGATCAAGTTAAAAATATTTTACAGATAGAAAGTAAAAGAGTCCCCAAGTTCGTAAGCTTTTCAGAGGAACCAGAAAAAAAATCTTCTAAAAGTAATTTACAACAATATTGTATAAACCTTAATGAAAAGTTCATAACAGATGAACCCGCTAAGATCACAGGTAGAGATAGTGAAACAAAAGAACTTATAGAGATTTTATCTAAGAAGAACAAAAGTAATGCTATTTTAGTTGGTGAGGCTGGGGTGGGCAAAACAGCTATTGTGGAGGGTTTAGCCCAAAAAATTGTAACACAACAAGTTCCTCCTCACTTGGGAATGGTGACAATTTATAATGTAGATATTAGCGCTATGATAGCTGGCACTAAATACAGAGGTGAATTTGAGGAAAGATTCAAGGCGCTCATCGCTGAAGCAGCTAAAGATGAGCATATTGTGTTGTTTTTTGATGAAATCCACACTATTATTGGCGCTGGTAATTCAGAGGGTGCTGTTGATGCGTCTAATATGTTAAAACCTGCTTTAGCTAGGGGAGACATAAAATGCATAGGGGCTACGACATCTCAAGAATACAAAAAATTCTTTGAGAAAGACACGGCTATGAAAAGAAGATTCGATAAAATTATCATAGAAGAACCTTCTAAATCAGCTACTAAAGAGATATTGATGCAAGCTCTTCCTTTTTACGAAAAATTTCATCATGTATCTTATAAAGAACAAGATATAGACACTATTTTAGACTTGTGTGATAGCTTATTAAGTAACAAAAGATTTCCAGATAAAGCTTTTGATTTAGTAGATCAAATTGGAGCTAGAACAAAGATAAAATACTTTACTGAGTCAAAAGAAATGACTAGTGCTAAAGAGAAACTTTGTGATTATCTTGTAAAGAATAGTGGGGATGAAAAACTAAATGAAGAGGAGTTTACAGAAGTTATAAAAGATTATTTAAAAGAATTAGCTGGTAGCTCTAAACCAAAAGGTCGGAAGCATAAAGTAAGACAAAAAGATATAATATCTATTTTTAGTGAAAAGACAGGTTTATCAGCCAAAAGTATAACTAAAAACAATTCATCTTTCAAGAATTTTGAGAAACAGATGAATAGTGAAATCTTTGGTCAAGAGGAGACAATTAACATTATAAATAATGCATTATCTTGCGCTAAAAGTGGTTTAAATGACCCACAAAAGCCCTTGTCGAACTTTCTGTTCATAGGTGGCACTAGCGTGGGTAAGACATTTACAGCCAAGAAAATATCTAAATACTTTTTTGGTAATGAAAAATCTTACATACAACTAAATATGAGCGAATATCAGGATAAAACTGCTATTTCTAAGCTCATAGGTGCCAACGCTGGCTATGTAGGTTTTGAGGAGGGTGGATTGTTAACAGAATTTGTAAGAAATAACCCTAATTGTGTGGTCTTGTTTGATGAGGTAGAGAAGTGCGACCCTAAGATTTTAGACCTACTGTTGCATATTTTAGATGAGGGTAACGCTACTGATAATCTTAACCGTGAAATTGATTTCAGTAATACAATTATAGTTATGACATCTAATATTGGTCACAGTGAAAAGTCCAAACGTAGTATGGGATTTGTGCCAGATGAACAAAGTGATGCTAACCTATACAAAAAAGCTCTTAAAAGTCATTTAAGACCTGAATTACTAGCTAGGATAGACGAAGTTATATTTTTTAATAGTTTGAGTGATGTTCATTTGCAAAAAATTATAAATCAAGAGCTTAAAATAATTAAGAATAGGCTAGAAGAAAAAGGTCTAGAAATAAGTTACGATTCTTCCATTAGAAAACATATTTTTGCTCAAGTAAAAGAAAAAAATAGTCACGCAAGACAGATTAAAAACCTGGTAAAAAGCGTCATACAAGTGCCTCTTTCTAAGTTTTTGGTGAAAAATTGCAAAATAGATAAAATTTATCTAAAAGTTGTTGACAAAACGCTATCTTTTACTTAGAATAGCGCCTATGAAGAAAGTCAATACTAGGGTCATGAAAGCGATCCGTAATACTAAAGGTAGGTTTTTCGGTCTTTACACTACGCAGGGCACAGCTATGAACGCCCAGCTTATGGGAGAGACTGATAACTATGTTAATGTTTATGATCGTAATGCGGGGGTGAGTCGCAAGCTCGCTAAAACCAGTATCGCTGGTGTTCGTATTGCGTCTAAAAACTTTGGCAAAGTTTCCTAATACAATGCTAATATAACCCATCAAGGGCCTCTCTTGAAAAAGAGAGGTTCTTTTTTATTATAGGTGTGGACATATCTTCTTTATTTAAGGGCAAAGCTTACTCTTTTAGAGAGATTGGCGATAATGAAGATGAGAAAAAATTTGCATCTACCGTTTTACAAAAATTCAATCCCGATTTGGAAATTGAAAGTATCAATATACTTGGTGTTTTAGATGATTATGATTTATTCTCTGTATATAACAAACAAAATGAAAAATTCACACTGAAAATTTCTTTAGATGAGTCAGATAAAGTATTAAAAAAAGAATCTTCTTTTTTAAGATCTCATAAATCTCCTTATATACCTGAGATTGTAAATTATGGAAAAATAAAAGTGGGAGATTATGTTTGTTGTCTACTAAGTAAAGTGCCAGAGGCTGAAAGTATTAGAAATCACGGTAGATCTATTGTATTAAACAGCTTAAATTCTTTTAAAGAATCTTATAAGAATACATTTTTTACGTCAAAAAGAGTCCCAAAAACATACAAGGGTTCAATTTTAGATTTTTGTGACACTATGAACCCTGATTCATTTTTAAGCAAAGATGCTATAAATTCGTTTAAGCTATATACTGATTACAACCTGTGCTTAAATTTTTTGCTTGAGTTAAAAAAACAAATTAAAGATCGGTTGTGTCATGTTTATGAAGATTTGAAATATAAGTGTCATATGGGAATCTCTCTAGATTCGATATTCTATGGATCTCAAGGTTTTTATTTTGATTTCCTTCATAATGTTAGCATGGGTCATCCTTTTGTTGATTATATTGATTTATTATTTGAACTAGGTGTTGCTAAAGATGATGACAAAAGGGTTTGTTTAGCGTTTTGTGAAGATACAGGAGTTGTTTTTGATGAGCAGATTTATAACTCAATATATGAGGTCCAGATACGTAAAAAATTAGCAGAATTAATAATTTCATACATAAAAGAGATTTATTTATATGATTCATTTAGATATGAGAGGATATTTTATATAGCTGATATTTTTTCGCACTGTTACAAAAGGTTCAATTCTATAGATATTTTCAAAAAAAACAGAGAATTCATCATGAAAACAATCTGTGAGCCTATTTTTGGTGTAAAAGCTTAAGTAATGCCTCTTCCATCACCTAGAGATAAAGAAAAGAAGTCGGAC